TATACTATATTTTACAAATTAATTTCAACTGATTTTTTCTTTCGACCACGTTTAGTCTTGGACTGGGTAACTTTCACTTCACGAACGTCACCGTCTTCAACGTCACCTGTATCTGGTGCTTCTGCAATATCCGAAATATCGTCGTCATCGTCATCATCTACACTCGGTGGTTCCTGTGGTTTAATACTCGTCGTATTCATAGGTGGTGTTGGTGGCATCATAATGTTGCCCATAAGACTCGAAATGTCGAACCCTGGTCCCTGCATTTCGTGTCGCTCACCGTTTTCGGGTGTACCCTGTTGCTGAGATTTTGGAACCGTGTTCTGAACCGCGGTCATCATGTTCTGAACAAGTCCCGGATTTTGTTTAATCACATCGTTCATGTTTGGCATGACCGATTTAAACATACTATTCGTCAAATGGAACATCATAGCTGAACCACCAAGCATCATAATCAGTTTAATTTCTGGGGCAACGTGCATTTTAGATCTATATTTTACATATAACTCCTCAAACACTTCATCGTAATCGTCCACGTTTTCCATAACGTTTTCAGACCAACCGTCGAGTTGAATTTCAAATGGATTATACTTTTTGTTCATAAACTCAAGACCAGTTGTACACGCAATAAGCATACGTCTCGAAAATTTAATAGATTTATCTACATCTATACTATACGTTATTCGTTTTACTTCACTTCTAAGTTCGTCTATAGGGGAATAGGCATTTAAACGTTTGTTCACAGTAAACCCCTTTTTTTCCAAACGTCCAAGTTTATTAACTAAATCAGCTTTCTCTTCGTCTATGGTTTTAAACCCAGGAGACGGTTTTTCTTCCTCTTCCATCGCGTACCCCCCTCCGCCACCATACTCCATTTCGGGTTCGTCGTCTTCGTATTCGCCATAATCTATAGGTTCTTCGCGTGGGGGTGCAGATGGTTGTGTCTGTTTACTCGGGTTAACAAACGAATCAATATCTTCCTGAAACATTTGAGGTTGTGGTGGCGTAAACTGGGTTTTCATCTTTGATATTTGTTTTTTTACAGGCTGGGGTCTCGGAACTTCAATTTCGATTTCGTTCATCAAAGCCTGTTCGTTATCATCAAGTTTCATAACATTAGTGTCTCTACGATCAAGAATAATCTCTCCGTCCATTACTCTTTATGTTGAAACTATTCTATTCTCTTTAACGCACTTTATAAAAAATGTTGTTTCAATATAAATGAAACTTAACGCTACAAATAGAAATACGATCAAAGCCATTGTCATTGTCATCGCTTTATTATGTGTACTCGCCATGTTACGTACCAGTGGGTACCAGGGTAAAGAGGTCGAAATCGAAACGATTAATACGGGTTCCCTCTTTGACATTCCATCGACTGAAGAGTGTTTGGGTACCGCATATTACTCGGATAGTAAAGGCGGTGTTTGTGACGGTCAAAAACTCGTCAGAGAACAAGCGGGTTATAAGATGAAGTAAAATCTCCAGTATATATAAATGGCTTTAGTGACTAGTCAATCTACTTTACCTGATTTTGAACATGAATATCATACGATTACGGTTGATACCATAGGTCAGGCGAGTAAAAATACGTTCACTGTTCACCTTCAACAAACACTCGAAAATGTCGTTCAGGTAAGACTTAGTGCTGCACAAATTACAACTACTGGCTCTAATGTATGTTACATTTCAGTAAACGAACTCGATACAAATTACACCCAGAGAACATCGAACATATATGGATACGAAGGACAAGCGAGTTTATCAAAAGTAAATAATTCGTTTGGGAGTTTGATAAGTGGTGGTGGTGCAGTATCACAAATTATTTTTAAAGATAATTACCCAGTCGTACAACAATATTCGACGCCTATACGAAAAATAGATAGATTAACGTTTAAATTGTTAAATCAAGATGGTGTTACTATATCGGGAACCGACGATAACTTTTTTATTTTTAGATTCGTGTGTAAACAAAAAAATTTATCATTCCAGGGGAGTGGTAAATAAGGCATATTTTTAACCTTTTCTTATTATAAATGTCTTCTGGTATTGTTCAACTCATTGCAATTGGTGCTCAAGACGAACACATCATGGGTGAACCAGAAATTTCGTTTTTTACGTCAACGTTTAAACGGCATTCTAACTTTTCACAGTCCGTAGAGAAACAGACCATACAAGGGTCTGTGAAAGGCAATTCCATGTCATCCATTCGATTTGATCGAACGGGTGATTTATTAGGGTACACGTACCTCACTATAGATAATAATACACAAGCACTTGATATTCAAAGATGGGATACACTTATCGATAAAGTTGAACTTCTTATTGGTGGTCAGGTCATAGATACACAAGATGCTATATTTACCGAAAAAATAGCTATTGATACATTTGCAACGAACGTCTCAAAAAGTGCGAATGGTACACACCCGGGTATAAGCGCGCGTTCGTATTTTTACCCATTTAGATTCTTCTTCTGTGAAGGTCCACAATGTGCTTTACCCATAGTCGCTTTACAGTACCATAACGTCGAACTACGTATACACTGGGGCCCAGATGCCGGTAATTATAACTTTGAGTGTTACTCAAACTATTATTATTTAGATAACGAAGAGCGTGGTAACCTCGTTTCTCGTAATCATAATCTAATCATAACACAAGTTCAAAAAAGTATTCCATCAAATGAACTTGTTCAAGAACTCACGTTTAACCACCCCGTTAAGTACCTCGCATCTTCGGATACAACAACTGAAGGTGCTTTAACGTCTACAACCAATAAAATTAAAATTGAAATAAACGGTTTAGATATTGGTAATTTCAAATGGGCAAAACCACATTTCATAGACGTTATGAACTATTACCACACAAATTTTGTCACTTCACCCGATTTTTTCTTATACTGTTTTTGTTTATCAACGAGTTCACTCCAACCGACAGGAACACTCAATTTTAGTCGTTTAGATTCAGCGAAGGTCGTGAGTCAGTCCATGGTCATTTCAGACCCGATATACGCAGTAAACTATAACATACTTCGTATCGAAAATGGTATGGCTGGTCTCATCTACGCAAATTAAAATACGTACCTATATTAAATGGTTAAAAACATACCGACCATCGAGCGGTCTACCAAAATCCGGTTTGGTAAATACGCTACGGACGACCAGGGCGAAAACACGATCGTATTCAACGCTTCAAATGCTGCTATAGATACATCAGGTCCAGGGAGTATTTACATGACACCTTTACGTTCGGAAGATATAAGAAATACCGATGTTAAAATTTTAACGTATAACCGAACTACAAAAGAAGTTTTAGATTCAAATGTAACTTCAGATGACATTTTTTCCATGAACTTAGAATTTGTAACGAATAATGATAATGTTACATCAAATACGGTTCGTTTTATAAATGATACGACTTCGTTTGTAACAACTGGTAATGTCGGTATACAAAATACAAGTCCCACGCACGCACTCGATGTAGGTTCAAATGTTTACGTAACCAAAGATGGTGAAGTACGCGTGGGTCCATCCATTTTAATAAATTCTAGTGCAACTAATAAAATTCAAGTCTCTGGTAGAATAGATACAGATTCGATTACATTAGATCATATTGGTATTTCTAATAACAATCCAACTATAACGGGGTTAAGTTTAGGTTCGAATACGTTTTTACGACACCCAACTGCATCCATAAACGCATTTAGTACCGCGGGTAACGTAAGTGCGGCATTTTACCACGGTGATAGTTATTTTCTTTCAAACTTGAATTTAAACAATATCGTTTTACAAGGTAATACGACCGCTTCTAGAACAGTTCAGTTTAACTATGCAAATGGTCCAGCTTTGATTACGAACGGTAATGTTGGTATACAAAATACACATGGTATACACACGTTAGATGTTGGTTCGAACTTATTCGTAGACGATATAGGTTCAAATATATTAGTTGTGACCGGTAATACATTTACATCGAGAAAAGCATTAATTGGGTCAAATGTTACTATAGATACGTTAGGATCCAACGTCGTTGAAGTTACGGGAAACACGTATACCTCGAGAAAGGCTTTAGTTGGGTCGAATCTTGTTATGGATACAATGGGGTCAAATGTAGTCGAAGTTACAGGGAATACGTTTACCTCGAGAAAGGCTTTAGTTGGGTCTAATCTTGTCATGGATACATTAGGATCTAATGTCGTCGAAGTTACGGGGAATACGTATACGTCGAGAAAAGCTTTAGTTGGGTCGAATCTTGTCATGGATACAATGGGGTCAAATGTAGTCGAAGTTACAGGGAATACGTTTACCTCGAGAAAGATTTTAGTTGGCTCTAATGTTACTATAGATACACTAGGAACCAACGTCGTCGAGGTTACGGGGAACACGTTTACCTCGAGAAAAGTCCTCGTTGGTTCGAATGTTACTATAGATACTTTAGGATCAAATGTTATCGAAGTTACGGGGAACACATTTACTTCGAGAAAAGCTTTGATTGGTTCGAATGTTATTATAGATACACTAGGAACAGATGTCGTTGAAGTTACGGGGAACGTAAACGTATCGAATTATACGAAAACAGACTATATTACGGTACAAAAAGATGCTCACATAAAAGGCAACCTCCTCGTCGAAGGTACGACAACAACTATAGATACTACAAATACAACGTTTGAAGATGCCGTTATAAGTCTCGCAAACAATAACGAATTAGCAACTACAGATATTGGTATTATCATGAAACAACCCGGCAGTAATGCAAGTCCAACGGTAACTTTTAGAGGCGACGAAAAAGAAATAATGATCGGGTACACGCTAAACAGTTCTTTAGATACCGAAATCACACCCGATTCAGCGAACGTCATAGATTTACACGTTTACGGTAACGTAATAGCACAAAACAACATAACACTTACATCGGGTGAATTAACAGCCATTACACTAAACGGTAACGTCGTTGGGAATAATGTAGATGTGATTACTTTGAATGGTAATGTTATTGGTAATAATGTAGATGTGATTACTTTGAATGGTAATGTTGTTGGTAATAATGTAGATGTGATTACTTTGAATGGTAATGTTATCGGTAATAATGTAGATGTGATTACTTTGAATGGTAATGTTGTTGGTAATAATGTAGACGTGATTACTTTGAATGGTAATGTTATCGGTAATAATGTAGATGTGATTACTTTGAATGGTAATGTTGTTGGTAATAATGTAGATGTGATTACTTTGAATGGTAATGTTGTTGGTAATAATGTAGACGTGATTACACTTTATGGTAACGTTATTGCTGACAATGTATACGCAACAAATAATATAGAAACAGAATCCGGGTTCTTTAAAGGTGACGGTGGTATTCTCTCGAACGTCACTCTTCAACAAGTCACAGATACGAGTAATTCAACCTCGAATACAGTTCTGTTTACAAACGCACACACGGCGTTTACGACCGATCTCACGTCTAATGTAGGTGTTAAACTCGACCAACTCTCTAATGTCATCATAACGGATCCAAACGACCATAAAAGTTTACTTTATATCGATGGAAATTGGATAGACGATTACATAGACTTTACTTCCATAGAAGTAAAAGCGGGTGAAGATCTTTATAAAGGTAATGTTGTTTATATACACGATGGTTCTGGAGATACACCCGAAGTAAGAAAAGCGGATTCATCGAGCGCTTCAACCATGCCTGCTATAGGTATTGTTATGGATGGTTCTATAAACCAAAACGAAAACGGACACGTCGTCACTTTTGGTACGTTTGGTATGGCGTTTGACGCGAATTTTCAAAAAGGTGAAATACTTTATGTGAGTAACACCACACCCGGTGGGTTAATGAATACAGTCCCGTTTAATAACACGGATAAAATACAAAACGTTGGTATAGTTGTTAAATCCGGTGATAAAATTCTTGTTACAGGTGTTGGTCGTTCGAACGATATTCCGAACGCAGAGGAAGTTTACGCGCAGCCAACTTACGTTTACGTCAACAGTTCGGGTAACGAACTCAAAAAGATACTCGCTTCAAATTTGAGTGCGAATAACCAAACTTTGGATATGGTTACGTCGTGGAGTAACTCAACACAAAATACCATACAATCAAAACACCAAACAACCGGATTTATATCATCTGGTAACGTTCACGTTGGAAGTAATATACAGGTTTCGGGGTTAAGATCAGGTTTCGTACCAATAGTAGGTTCGGATAAGTTTTTACACGATTCGGTAATAGAATATTCCGGTGATACAACTACAATATCATCAAATGTCGAAATCACTGGTGATTTATCGGTTCTAGGTAACACATTTACTATTGAATCCAACTCTTTAGTCATTAACGATCGAGTTTTGGGTATCGCAAATAACAACGTGTCTCATTCACTCGATGTTGGTATAATTATGGGACACCCCGAACATAATATCGCGTTTATACACCACGGCGAACCCGATGATCAAGATGCTTACGAACACGAATTAGTACTTGGGTACACAGATAATGTCGTTACGGATAACCATGTATTGTATACAGACGCAAATCTTATTACATTTCGTGTTCTTGGTAATATTATCGCACAAAACAACTTAACACTCACATCAGGTAATTTGACGGCAATTACTTTGAATGGTAATGTCGTAGGGGATAATGTGAATGCAATTACTTTGAATGGTAATGTCTCGGGGGATAATGTAAGTGCGATTACACTTTATGGTAACGTCTCAGGGGATAATGTAAGTGTGATTACTCTGAATGGTAACGTCTCAGGGGATAATGTGAATGCAATTACACTTTATGGTAACGTCTCAGGGGATAATGTAAGTGTGATTACTTTGAATGGTAATGTTGTTGGTAATAATGTAGATGTGATTACTTTGAATGGTAATGTTGTTGGTAATAATGTAGATGTGATTACTTTGAATGGTAATGTTGTTGGTAATAATGTAGACGTGATTACTTTGAATGGTAATGTTGTTGGTAATACTGCGAATGTGATTACTTTGAATGGTAATGTCTCGGGGGATAACGTGAATACAATTACACTTTATGGTAATGTCTCGGGGGATAACGTGAATACAATTACACTTTATGGTAATGTCTCGGGGGATAATGTAAGTGTAATTACTTTGAATGGTAATGTCTCGGGGGATAATGTAAGTGTAATTACTTTGAATGGTAATGTCTCGGGGGATAATGTGAATGCAATTACACTTTATGGTAATGTCTCGGGGGATAACGTGAATGCAATTACACTTTATGGTAATGTCTCGGGGGATAATGTGAATGCAATTACACTTTATGGTAATGTCTCGGGGGATAATGTAAGTGTAATTACTTTGAATGGTAATGTCTCGGGGGATAATGTGAATGCAATTACACTTTATGGTAATGTTGTCTCTGATAATGTCGTTGCCAAGAACGGAATGTATGGAAATATTTTAGGTTCAAACACTATAAGTGCTTCCAATATTTATGTAGGTTATGATTTACGCGTCGAAGGCGATGCAGAAATTACAGGTAATTTACTCGTAGGTGGTACAACAACAACCGTAAACACCGAAAATCTCATTGTTAAAGATCCAATTATTCAACTCGGTGATGCATCAGCGTCAGTCGATTCCGGTTTATTACTTGTGGGTTCATCTGATCCAGCGAAAGATAATGTATACGTAGGGTACGACCAATCTGAATATGAATTTGTAATTGGGTTTACTTCAAATCACGCAGGTGAGTCTGCTATAACTGTAAAAGACGGGGTAAATTTTAAAATGAATGTATATGGTAACGTCGAGGCAAGTTACTTTTTTGGTGACGGGTCCCAACTTTCGGGTATACAAACGGC